GCGGGGCGCCCGGCCGCGATGACGCACCGGGCACCCTGCCGCTAAGCCGAGGAGACGTCATGGCTGGTCGGATCATTCACACTCCGGAAAGCCCCCACGTCTGCTCAGGTAGTCCGAGCCCGGAGCCTCTGCGTCCCGGCACCATCTGGCAATGCGACGACTGCTCCACCAAGTGGGTCGTGGTCAGCGGTCAAGGTGAGGACGGCAAGGGCTACTCGGCCTGGCGCGAACTGAACAGACTCAACGTACACGGCGAGGATCTCTTCTGATGGACGAGCCTGACGATGACGGCGACACCGTGCTGAGGGGGAGCGACTGATGGACTGGTCGGGCTTCACCCCCGCCGAGCGCCGAAGCATCCTCAAGGTGCAGCGTCGCCTCCGCCGGCGTGCGTGGTGGCACCGTCTCTGGCGCAGCCTCACCGGTTCCTGATGGCGAGGGTTTGCCGAGAGAACGGATGCCCCGAGCTGGTCACCTCGCCGTACTGCCGTGTCCACGCCCGCGCACATGAGCGACGCCGAGGGTCACGACAGCAACGCGGGTACGACAGCACCCACGACCGCATCCGTTCCGAGTGGGAACCGCGCGTCGCCACGGGCCGCATCCGGTGCCGCAGCCCCCACTGCCTCCGACCATCCGATCCGCTCATCCATCCCGGTGAACCCTGGGACCTTGGACACACGCCCGATAGACGCGGCTACCGAGGCCCCGAGCACGCCGAGTGCAACCGGTCCGAGGGAGGGCGCACAGCGCACCGCTGAGGCCGCCCCAGGCCGCCCCCAGCGCCCCCTCAAGGGGGTGGGGGGTGACCCCCTCGACCGCCACCCCCTCGGACCGCCGGGGAGGTGAAAATTTCCCTGTACGGGTTTGAGGCTTGTCGGTTGAAGCCCTGGAACCCGTACATTCGACCCCTCGGAGGAGGCCCTCGATGCCTGGTCCTGCCCCCGATCCGAACGCTCGTCGCCGCAATAAGCGGCAGGCGGCGATGGTGCTCCCGAGCGGCGGACGTGTCGGTCGAGTACCCGCCTTCCCGATCAAGGGTCAGCGGGTGCCGGCGGTTTGGCGTGAGCTCTGGGTAACGCCGCAGTCGGCTGCCTGGGAGAAGCTCGGCTACCACAGGGTCGTCGCTCGCTATGCCCTGCTCCTGCAGGCTGCGGAAAAGCCAGATGCAACCACGGGGCTGCAGAACGAGGTTCGGCAGCTTGAGGATCGTCTCGGTCTGACGCCCATGTCGATGAAGCGTCTCGAGTGGGTCATCAGCGACGACGAGGTGTCGGAGAAGCGGTCGGAGAAGAAGCCGGCGGCCAAGGTGGACGGGCGCACCCCGGCTGAGCGTCGACGGATCATGCAGGCTGTGGTCTGATGCCGTGGCGCGGCCCGGAGTGGGACGGTGAGTTCCCCTCGCTGGGCTGGCAGGTGGCGGACTGGATCGAGTCGCACTGCGTCGTCCCCGATGGGGAGGACATCGGCAAGCCGTTCCGGCTGACCGACGAGCAGCTGTCGATCATCGTGAACCACTACCGGCTGCGCCCGGACGCGACTCAGCACCAGTGGCAGACAGCATGGCAGTACGTGCGCACGCTGCTGGTGAAGCCGCAGAAGTGGGGCAAGGCCCCGCTGACATCTGCATTCGTTTCCGCCGAGGCGGTCGCGCCCGTCGTCTTCGCCGGGTGGGACGCCGATGGCGAGCCCGTTGGCCGTCCCTGGCCGACCCCAATAATTCAGGTGACGGCGTACAGCGAGGATCAGACCGACAACATCTGGAAGGTGTTGCGGCCCATGATCGAGGAGGGCCCGCTCGCGGAGCTCATCCCCGACACGGGCGTGGACCGGATCAACCTACCTGGGCAGGGGTGGATCGAGCCGGTCACGTCGAAGGCGCTCTCTCGACTGGGCGCGCGCATCACGTTTGCGCCGCAGGACGAGGTCGGCACCTGGACCAGCCCGAACATGAAGTACCTCGCGACGACGCAGTATCGCGGCCTGTCTGGCACGGGTGGCCGATCACTGCTGACGACGAACGCGTGGGACCTTGCCGAGAACAGCGTTGCCCAGGAGATCGAGGAGGCCGGCGACCCCACCGACCTGATCGACTTCAAGTCCGGGCAGCTGGCGGGCTTGTCCTACACGAACGCCCGGGACCGTGCCCGCATCCACCGGCACGTGTACGGAGACTCGGCGATCAAGCTCGATCGGAACGGCATCCGCGTATCCGGGTGGGTGAACCTCGACCGCATCGAAATCGACGCGGTGAAGCTCCTCCGCAAGGACCCCACCGAGGCGGCACGCTTCTACGGGAACATCAGCGCGGCCGGTTCCGGTTCATGGCTCCCCGAGCCTGGCATGGACGAATACGACCCTGCCGAACAGCACACGTGGGCGGACAAGCTTGAAGTTCGAGACCGACCGAAGAGCGTGCCAGTGTGTGCCGGATTCGACGGATCCGACGTGGATGACTGGACGGGTATCCGCCTCGAAACGCTAGACCAGTTCCAGTTCACACCAAGGTACTTCGGTGACGAGCGGACAGCTATCTGGAACCCAGCGGAATGGCCGGGCCACCGAATCCCTCGTGACGAAGTGATGACGGCGTGGCACGACATCATGGCGAATTTCGAGGTCGTCCGCGCCTATCTCGATCCGCCGCTGTGGGGGACCGAGCTGCAGGAGTTGCAGGGGAAGTACGGCGACAAGGTCTTCGTCGGTTGGGAGACCTACCGAGCCCGCGCGATGCACTTCGAGCTGGAGCGGTTCCGCACTGACATCACGAACCCGTCCGCGACGTTCCGGCATGACGGATGCAAGGACACGGCGCAGCACGTTCGCAATGCGGTGATCCGTGCCCGTCCAGGCCAGACATACATCCTCGGCAAGCCGTCGGAGAAACAGAAGATCGACCTCGCGATGTCGAGCACGCTTGCGCACGCGGCGACGCTCGATGCGATCGCAGCGGGGTGGACACCACCGAAACCGAGAGCGAAGGTGCGCGTCTGGCGCAGCAGATAGGAGAGCTGCCGTGACGGAACTGGACGAGGCGCTGCGACTGTCCCGGGCGATCAACCGGCAGAAGCCTATGCTCGAGAAGAACGACCTCTACTTCGAGGGCGAGCAACCCCTCAAGTTCCTCGCCCCGGTTCTCCAGCAGGAGCTCGGCTACCGTCTCTCGCCGATCGTGCTGAACCTCGCGCTCTTCGCTGTCGACGTCTACGACAACCGGCTCGACGTCGAGGGCTTCCGCATCGGACGCGGCGCCGAGGCCGACGACGAGCTGTGGGACGTGTGGCAGGAGAACGACGGACCCGACCTGTCGCAGCAGGGGCACCGTGAGAGCCTCGCGCTCGGCCGCGCGTACGCCACCGTCGGCCCGGGGGAGTCCGACGACGACGCCCCGGTCATCACCCTCGAGTCCGCGTTCGACGCGATCCACGAGGACGACCCGCGCACGAAGCGCGTGAAGCACGGCGTGAAGCGGTGGACCGACCTCGACAAGACCCGGTGGATGACGTTCCACCACCAGAACGGGTGGGTCACCTGGCGCCTCGAGCGCGGCACGTGGATCGAGGATTCCCGCGAGGACGACAACGGGAACAACCTGTGCTCGCTGGTGCCGCTGATGAACGACCCGCGCATCCTCGGCCGCAACCGGCCTGGGAAGTTCGACCAGCGGCTCGGGCGGTCGGTGTTCCACCCGATCGTCAGCCCTCTCGACGCGCTGAACAAGCTCGCCTCGGACATGATGGTGTCCGCCGAGTTCCATGCCCTCCCGCGACGCTTCGCGACCGGGCTGAACGAGGAAGACTTCGTCGACGAGACCGGCGAGGCGCTCGACACGTACTCGATGATCGCCGGCCGCATGTGGTCGACCGAGAACAAGGATGCGAAGTTCGGGCAGTTTCCCGAGGCGTCGCTGTCGAACTTCCACGAGTCGATCAAGCTGATCATGCAGATCGTCGCGATGCAGCTCGGCATCCCTGCCGACTACCTGCTTTTCCAGGGCGACAACCCGCCGTCGGCTGACGCGATCCGAGCGTCGGAGGCGCAGCTGGTGAAGCGCGCCGAGCGGAAGCAGCGGACCCTGTCGACACGGTGGGAGCAGGTGCAGCGCCTCGTGCTCATGAACATGGGCCGCGAGGATGACGCACGCCCGAAGCAGATCGAGACGATCTGGCGTGACCCGTCGACTCCAACGGTGGCGCAGAAGGCCGACGCGATCATGAAGCTCGTCACCACGAAGGACAACGCGGGCCGGTCGATTCTCCCGATCGAGCAGGCGCGTCAGGACCTCGGGTACACCGACATCCAGCAGGAGCGGATGGCGGACTGGGACGCGAACGTCACCACCGACCCGCAGATCGAGGCCGCGAGCCGGGCGCTGCAGGAGGCCGCGTCGCGCGCGGAGGGCGGAGCGGTGAACGGTGCTGGTATCGGCGGCTGAGCAGTACCGCATCCAGCAGGGCATCTCGACGACCACCGCGGCCGGCGCGGTCGCCCTGTGGGGTCGGATGGACGGCGACTTCGACACCGCGTGGGCGCGCATTCGCCCGCAGACGCTCGACCTCGTCGAGAAGGGGCGCACCGCCGCCGTAGTCAACGCCCTCGGCTACACGGCCGCGGCGCTGGCTGAGACCGGGCAGGTCGACGACGCGGTGGGCACGCTCGTTCCGGCGGCGTTCCTCCGCTCGGCGCCCGACGGCCGCGACGTCGGCGCGCTCCTCGACGGGGCCGTGTATGACGCGAAGTCGGCCGTCGCCCGCGGGCTCGCCCCCGACGCCGCGCTCGCGCAGGGCTCCCGGTGGATGAGCATGGCGACGCTCACGCTCCTCGCCGACACCCGCCGCGAGGTCTACGGCGCCGACATCATCCAGCGCCCCACCCTGAACGGGTACACGCGAATGCTGAACCCGCCGTCGTGCTCGCGGTGCATCATCCTCGCCGGCCGCTGGTACCGGTGGAACGAAGGGTTCCGCCGGCATCCGCGCTGCGACTGCCAGCACATCCCCGCATCCGAGTCGGTCGCCGGCGACATGCGCGTCGACCCGTACGAGACGTTCCGGTCGATGACCCCCGAGCAGCAGGAGCGGGTCTTCGGCCGGTCGCAGGCTCGCGCGATCCGCGACGGCGCCGACATCTACCGCGTCGTGAACATCAACCAGCGTGGCCTCGCCACGGCGAAGGGCGCTGCCCGCTACGGCACCCCGTCGCGGATGACGGTCGACGACATCTACCGCGTCGCCGGGACGCGCACGAACGCGATCCGGCTCATGCAGCGGGAGGGGTACATCCTCGACCGCGGGCAGGTGACCGTCGCGCGCGCCCCTGGGGTGCGCACGGACGCGCAGATCCTCGCCGCGGGCCGCGGCAGGGGCACGGTCACGATCGGCGGGCAGACGGCCACCACGCGCCGCGCGTCACGGTTCGACGCGGCGCAGACCGGCCAGCGGGACCCGCTGAACCGGGCGACGATGACCGCGGCCGAGCGGCGCCTGTACGACGCGAACTACCGCCTCCAGTACGCCCGGACCACCGGGAACGTCCCGCGCGGTGTCGGGCTCAGCAGCGCCGATGTCTTCGCGGCCCCGATCCCGGCGACGGCGAAGCGGCTCGCGGATCTCGAGCAGGACCTGGCGCGCGAGGTGCGCCGGCTCTCCGAGCGCGGTACACCCCAGTCCGTGCGGCGTCTCGCGCGGGCGCTCGGGCTCATCTGAGACCTGCGGTCGGTCGTCTAGCGGCCGAGGATGCCGCGTCCCGTGGGGTTCGAGTCCCCGGTGCGAGCGTGCACGTTCGCCGAAGCCTTCAGCAGGCAGTGGCCCCGGCGCGGAGGCACCGGTTCGAATCCGGTCCGATCGCTTCCCTTTCTTCCCACCGCTTCCGGTGGAGGCGCTACGCGAGCGTGTCGCGGCATGGCCGACGGGCCCTAAACGGCGGCCGACGGGCCCGATAAACGGAAGGTCACATCCCACCATGAAGCGCAACGCATTCGGTCAGCTCGGCTGCTCCTTCGCTCCGGCCTACCACCGTCCCTTCCTCCGCTACTTCGACGGGGAGAACGGGGCCGGGGGAGGAGCGGCGAAGGAGTTCAAGGCTCCCGAGTCGCAGGAAGAGCTCGATCGCATCGTGTCCGAACGGGCGCGCCGCGCCGAGCAGAAGGCCCGCGAGGAGGAGCGCGCGAAGTTCCCGGACTACGACGCGCTAAAGAGCGACGCGGAGAAGTTCCGCGCCGCGAACGCGCCGAAGCCGAAGGACAACGACGGCAAGACGACGCCCCTCTCCCAGGAGGACGTCGACAAGCGCATCGAGGAGGCCCGCGCAGCGGACCGTCTCGAGCTCGCCCTCGAACGCGTCGGCGACCAGCTCGACAAGGCTCTCGAAGGACGCACGGTCTCCGCCTCGAAGCTCTTCGCCCTCGACCGGAAGACGCTCGTGAGCCAGGACGGCAAGAACGTCGACACCGAGGCGCTGAAGCAGTGGGTCGAGGCCAATTCGACCGCCGTCGAGACCACCGAGCCGCGGCGCCGCCCCATCCCCGGACAGGGTAACCGCGACACCAACGCCACCGGCGGCAGCGTCCAGTCGGGACGTGACCTCTACGACGAGAAGCACTCCAAGAACAAGTCTGGAAAGGACTGACATCATGCCCAAGCTCCGCCAGGAGACGCTCGGCACGGGAGACATGTCGTGGCTCGACTCCGACCACGGCATCCGTAACGGCCGGACCGAGATCCTCGACATCTCGGCCTTCACCAAGAGCACGCACTACCCGGACGGCTACATCCGCTCCGGGACGCCGGTCGCCCTCGTCGGCGGCCTCCTCGTCCCCTACGACGTCACCGCCGGCACCACGACCGGCGCGGGCGTGCTCGAGGGACACATCCTCACCGACCAGAGCGTCGTGGACGACAAGGACTTCGGTGTCCCGCTGTTCGACCACGGCCGTGTGAAGGTCTCGAAGATCGCGGCCTTCTACGCGAACTTCGCCAAGCCCGCCACCGCGAAGCTCGCTTCGCTGATCAAGTACGTCTGAGAGGAGACAGATCATGCCCCTGTGGACTGACATCGTCGACCCGGCCACCCTGACCGGCTACGTGCGCGCCTCCCTCTCGGAGTACGAGCGCAACCGTGCCACCCTCGCCCAGTACCTCCCCAACCGCGAGGTCGCCGACATCGTCGTGCGCTTCTTCGCCGGTGAGGCGGGACTGGTGGAGGAGGCGCTGTTCCGCGCCTTCGACTCCGAGATCAAGCCCGGCGCACGCCCGGCGCGCAAGCGCACCATCCTCGAGCTCGCCGCCGTCGGCCAGGAGATCGCGATCTCCGAGTACGAGCAGCTCCGCACCCGGAACGCCCCCGACGCGCAGATCGAGGCTTCCATCCTCGCCACGGCTCGCCGCGTCGTGCAGGCCGTCGCCGACCGTGTCGAGCGCCTCCGCGGCATCGTCCTCGCCACCGGCAAGGCCACGATCCCCGAGCTCGGCGCCGACGACGCCTTCGGCCGCAAGGCCGAGCACGACGTCACCGCGGCTTCGCTCTGGTCCGCGAGCAACGTCGACCGCCTCGCCTACCTGCAGGCGCTGCGCGACATCTACCTGGACACCAACGGTGTCGAGCCCGGCTCGATCTTGATGTCCTCGAAGGTGTTCACGGCCCTGTCGTCGGGCGACCAGTTCCGCGTGCAGCTGAACAACGGTGCGTCCCGTGCGTCGACCGAGACCGACGTGCGCGACATCATCACCGGCGCCGGCCTGCCGCAGATCGTCAAATACGACCGCCGCACCCGCGCGGGCAAGGTGCTCGACGACACGAAGCTGATCCTCCTGCCCGCGCCGGTTGCGACCGACGCGTGGGAGGACACCGAGCTCGGCGCGACGTTCTGGGGCCAGACCCTGACGTCGACCGACGAGCGGTACGGCATCGAGGAGTCGGAGCAGCCCGGCATCGTCGCGGGTGTCTACCGGGGCGAGAAGCCCCCGATGATCGCCGAGGTCATCTCGGACGCCATCGCCCTCCCCGTGCTCGCCAACGCGAACCTCAGCCTCGCGGCCAAGGTCCTCGCGTAACAGCAGTACCGAACGAGCGGGGCCTGACGCACCAAGCGCCGGGCCCCGCTCCCACGAAAGGACACCAGCATGGCGAAGATCCGCGAAGACCTCGTAGGCGTCGTCGTCGCAGTGGAGGAGACCGGACAGCCGATCATCCTCCGCGCCGGCGACACGATCCCCAAGGGCATCGAGGTCGGCGACCACGTTCGCGCCGCCAAGCACTCCGACACCGCGGAGAGCGACGCGACCCCGGAACCGTCCACCAGCGACGTCACCGGCTCGTCTGACGCGACGATGCCCGCGCTGCCCCCTCGCGGTGGTGCCGGGTCCGGTGCGGACGCCTGGCGGGCGTACGGCGTCGCCGCCGCGAAGGTGAAGGGATTCGAGATCGACATCCCCGCCGACGCGACCAAGACCGACATCATCGAGGCGCTGAAGAGCGTCGACATCCCGGTGGAGTGAGCATGCCCTGGCCGTATGTCTCCTCTCGCGACATCGCGGCCCGCTGGCGACCGCTCACCGACGCCGAGGCGAGTGTCGCGCAGACACGCATCGGCGACGCGGAGGCCGAGCTCATCATGCAGCTCGGCCTCCGCGGCGTCACCGAGCCGAGCACGGACACGCGATGGGAGACCGTCTACATCGCGACCGTCGTCGAGATGGTGCGCCGCTACCTGGTCAACACGGAGGGCTGGTCGTCCGAGTCGGTCACGATCGACGACTACCGGGAAGACCGCCGACGCGACAAGTCCGACCCGACCGGCCTGATCTACGTCACCGAGGCTGAGATCGCGAAGCTGCTCCCGCGACGCCGACGTGGGGCGTTCTCGATCCGTCTGGGGCGGACGTGAACCCCGGCGTGCTCGAGCGTGGACGTGCGGTCGCGGAGTCGCTGATGCAGTCGACGGTGCGCATCCGCCGGCGCAGCGCGACGAAGACCCGCAACCCGGAGACGGGCCGCGAGGAGTACACCTGGTCGCTGATCTACGAGGGGCCCGCACGGCTTCGCGCCGACGGTGCTCAGCCGCAGGACCAGGACGTCGCAGGGCAGCAGCTCACCGACCGGCAGATGCGCCTGTGGCTGCCGATCGCCGAGCATCCCGGCATCGTCGCGGGCGCCTCGCCGGACGTGCACGTCGACGACGTGGGCTCGGTCACCGCGAACCCGTGGGACCCCGACTCCGTCGGGACCGAGTTCCGCGTGCGGGACGGGCACGTGCAGACGCACTCCACCGCCCGCCGACTCCCCGTGGAGGTGACCTCGCATGCCTGACGACTTCGGGATCGACGCTTCCGACTTCAGTCGCCTGGCGGTCGATCTGCGCAACGTCGGCCACGTCTCCGCCGAGTACCTCGGACCGGCCCTTGAGGTGACGGCCGTCGCGATCCGCGACACCGCCCGCGAGAACGCCGCAGGGCTCGCGCACGCGCCGCGGTTCCCCGGGTCGATCACTTACGACTTCGTCGGCGACGCGCACGGCGGTGGCGCGCTCGGCGCGTTCATCGGCGGCCGCGGCTCGTACGACCTCGAGGTGGAGATCGGGCCCGACAAGGAACGCCCGCAGGGTGCGCTCGGCAACCTGATCGAGTACGGGTCGGTGAAGAACCCCCCGCAGGGCATCATGCACGGCGCCCTGCAAGCCCACCAGGACGAGCTCGAGCGCGGCGTCACGAAGGCGATCGACGACACGCACCGCGCGGCGGGGCTCCTATGAGCCCGGAGCAGGTGCGCACGCTCATCGAGGCGCACGTCGGCGCGGTCACCGCCCGCCTCCGCGCGGACCCGAAGCTCGCGGGCGGGGTGTTCGAAGGTGACGTGACCGGCAACCCGGACCAGTACGTCAACGTGCACCACGACACCGGGGTGTACGCCGCGCACAACTACGTCGACACCATCAGCGACGTCGAGGTCACCTTCACCATCCACAGCGTCGGCATGACCGACTGGGAGGCGACCTGGCACGCCGGACGCGTGCTCGCGCAGCTGCTCCAGTTCAAGCCGACCGTCCCCGGCCGCCGCTGCTTCCGCATGGAACCCGCCGGCAGTCAGCCCGTCACCCTCGACCGAGACGTGACGCCCCCGAAGCACATCGCGGTGAACCGCTTCGTGCTGCGTTCGATCCCCGCATAGGAGGTGCCCCGATGGGCCACAAGTACACGCGTGTGCGCGACAAGGCCACCGGCCACGAGTACGACGTCCTGTCGCACCGCGTCGACACCGACAAGCACGAACCGCTCGGGCGAGAGGACTGGCCCGAGTCGGGTCACCCGCGCCCGCCGCGTCACAACGTCAAGGGCCCCCGCCCGAAGGCGAGCGCGAAGCGCACCAGCGAGACCGCGGAGTAACCGCACCCACCTTTTCCGCCCCGTGGCACCAGCAAGGAGAAACCCTTCATGTCCCTGATCACCCCCACTGCGGTGCCGAGCATGGGCACGCGCCGCGTCATCGCCATCCCGACCGCCGCCGACCTCAAGGCCCTCAAGCTGTCCGAGATTAACGCCGCTGCGAACATCTCGTGCTACCTCACCCGCTCCGGCGGCTGGGCTCCCACCAAGGAGCAGGCGTCCATCCCGCACCAGCCTTACTGCTCGTCGCAGGATTTCGAGATCCCCGGCGCGAAGACGCGGCAGCTGATGCTGCAGTACACCTTCAACCTCGACGACCCGACCTCCGACGTCGCCCGCATCGAGCTCGAAGAGGGCACGTCGCTGATCCTCGTGCACGTCCTGCAGAAGGACGAGGACGACGAGGACTTCGCCGCCGGCGACTGGTACGAGGCCGTCCCCGTCCTCATGGGCGAGCAGAACGTCGTCCCCATGGAGGACAACGCGCTCGACCGCATCCAGCAGAAGGCGTTCGTCCGGGGCCAGTGGACCGGGCTGCACCAGCTCCTCGCCTGACACAGACCCCGGTGGGGCCCGCTGCCACGGGCGGGTCCCACCGGTTCACCGTGGCATCCGTGGCAAAACGTGGAAGGAACACCCTCATGTCCGACGAACTGGACGACCTGCTCGACGAACGACGCCTCCCCGAGAAGGACGTCGCGATCTGCCTCGACCTCACCCTGCTCGCCGAGCGCGACCAGGCGATGAAGAAGGTGCAGGAAGCCGCCCGCGTGCACGCGGCCCACGCCAAGCCCAGCCCCGACGCCCCCATGGCAGGCGGTGGCACGGCGAAGGCGAAGCGAGACCTCGACGCCGCGAACGCCGCCGTGCACGAGATCGAGCAGCGCATCGCGTCGAAGTCGATCGTGCTGCGCATCTTCGGCGTCGATCGGGTGACCTACAACCAGTGGATGCTGGCCTGCCCGCCCCGAAAGGGCCGTCAGGAGGTCTACGACCCGTCGAAGTTCTTCATGCACGCCGCGAAGAACAGCGCGAAGTTCGTCTCCAAGAAGGACGGCGAGCTCAAGGACATCACCGCGGCGCAGTGGGCACGGATCGACAAGACGATCACCGACGGCGAGCACGACCGCATCGCGAACGCCGTGATCGAGGTGAACCGTGCGGCCGGCGGCACGGACGTCGCTTTTTTCGGGGCCGCCTCGCCGACGACCCCCGACTCCTCCGAGACCTCCGACTAGCTCGGACCCTCGGGCGAGCACCCCGCGTGCTGTGGGGGTGGGCCCCGGCCGACCACATGGTCCCGGAGCCCACCGCCGATGGGCACGTTGGCTACCGCATCGAGCGTGAGCCGGAGTTCGACCAGGAGCAGTACGACATGCTCGCCGCGCTCGAGGAGTACGAGGCCGGGCTGAACGCCCTTGGCCTGCCGCTGGCGGAGACGACGTCGCCCCTGGCCGATCCGACGAACCCTCACGGGACCCACTGGTACGAGCCGACCGTGCTGCGCGACCACGCGCTCGCGGCGATCGAGGAGCGGGAAGCCGACTTTAAGGACAACCCGTCACGGGCCCGGATCTTCGGGGTGGTGCGGCGCGACCGATAACCCCACGGAGGTGCCATGGCTGACCGGTCCGTGAAGGTTTCGCTCTACCTGCAGGCGCAGGGCTACATCTCCGGGATGGACGCGGTCGCGCAGAAGACCGCGAAGACCGGCAGCGAGATCGAGAAGCTCTCGCAGAAGCGCGACGCGTTCAACGCGATCGGCGCCTCCGCGGTCGGCATGGGTGCGGCGATCGGCGTCGGGCTCGGCGTCGCGGTGTCGCGGTTCTCCGAGTTCGACCAGCAGATGTCGTCCGTCCAGGCCGCCACGCACGAGTCCGCCGACAGCATGGCGATCCTGCGGGATGCCGCGCTGGAAGCGGGGGAGTCCACGGTCTACTCCGCGACCGAGTCAGCCGCGGCGATCGAGGAGCTCGCGAAGGCCGGCGTCTCGACCGCCGACATCCTCTCCGGCGCGCTCGGCGGGTCCCTCGACCTCGCCGCGGCCGGGGAGCTCGGCGTCGCGCGCGCCGCGGAGATCACCTCGACCGCGCTGAACCAGTTCGGCCTCGACGGTGGGCAGGCCGCGCACGTCGCCGACGTGCTCGCCGCCGGCGCTGGCAAGGCCATGGGCTCCGTCGACGACCTCGCGAACGGCCTCAAGTTCGTCGGCCCCGTCGCCGCGGCGATGGGCGTCTCCCTCGAGGAGACGACCGGTGTGCTCGCGCTGTTCGCGCAGCAGGGCATCATCGGCGAGCAGGCCGGCACGTCCCTCCGTGGCGTGCTGTCGTCGCTCACGTCGCCGTCGAAGGAAGCCCGCCGGGAGATCGAACGCCTCGGCCTGCAGATGTACGACGCACAGGGGAACTTCCTCGGGCTGCAGAACGCCGCAGGGCAGCTCTCGAACGCGTACAAGGGCATGGACGGCGCGTCCCGCGACGCGTCGCTCGGCATCATCTTCGGGCGGGAGACGGTCACCGCCGCCACCGCGCTGTACCAGGCCGGTGCGGAGGGCGTCGACGAGTGGACCCGCGCGGTCGACGACAGCGGCTACGCCGCGGAGACCGCACGCGCCCGACTCGACAACCTCGCCGGCGACGTCGAGGCCCTCGGTGGAGCGTTCGACACCGCGCTGATCCAGACAGGGTCCGGCGCGAACGACGTGCTCCGGCAGATGGTGCAGGGGCTCTCCGCGCTCGTCGACATGTACAACGACGTGCCGGAGCCGGTTCAGACCGCGACGCTCCTCATCGGCGCGGCGACGGCGGCCGTGGCCCTGTCGACGGGTGCGACGATGCTCGCGATCCCGAAGTGGGCCGAGTATCGCGCGACGGTGTCGGCCGCGGGCATCTCGATGAAGACGGTCGCTCTCCAGAGCGTCGGCGTCGGCATCGCCCTCGCCGCCCTGGGCGCTGTGATCGGTGCCGCGATCTCGCGTCAGGCGGAGATGCGCGCCGGAGCGCAGGAGTTCTCCGACACCCTCGACGAGACGACCGGCGTCGTCACCGCGAACACGCGCGCCATGATCGCGAAGAAGCTCGCCGACCAGGGCGTGTTCGAGCAGGCGTCGAAGGCCGGTCTCTCACAGAAAGAACTGACCGACGCGCTCTACTCGGGCGGCAAGGCCGCGGCCGACGTCGTGCAGCGGTTCAAGGACGCGTCCTTCGCGACCGGCGGGTTCGACATCGGCCTGCAGGACGCGATGCGCGCCGTCGACGACATGAACACCCAGCTCGGGGACTCCAAGACCCGGCACGCGGACTACCGGCAGGCCATGGCCGGCAGCACCGACGCCCTCGCGGAAGCGGAGGCGGCGACCGCCGCAAACGAGAGGGCCCTCGCCGGGCTCGCCGGTCAGGCGTCGTCCACCGAGACCGACATCGGCAAGCTCGCCGACACGATCCGCGGGTTCGGGTCCGCGCAGATGGACACGAACGCCGCCGCCCGCGGCTTCGAGCAGGCGCTCGACGACCTGCAGGGGTCGATCAACGAGAACGGGTCGACCCTCGATCGCACCATCCAGCAGGGACGCGACAACGAGGCAAACCTTGACGGGCTCGCCCGCGCTACCCTCGAATGGTCGGCTGCGACGATCCAGCAGACCGGCGACCAGGAAGCCGCGAACCAGATCATCTCCGACGGTCGCCAGCGGCTCGTGGAGATGCTCGAGCAGTTCGGCATCACCGGTGACGAGGCGCAGGCGTACGCCGACCGTCTCGGGCTCATCCCGGGGCAGATCAGCACCGCGGTGGAGCTCAACGCCACCGAGGCGCAGGGCGCCGTGGACCGGTTCGTGACACTCAACTCCGGGCGACAGATCCCGCTGCGGATCACCGCGGAGGGCATCTCGAGCATCACCCTCCCGAACGGGATGACCGCGTCGTCGAACTTCTCGGGCGGGTTCTACGAGAAGGCGAAGCCGAGGGCGTTCGCCGCCGGCGGGTTCGCGTCCGGGATCTACCCGGGCCAGGCGGGCGGCATCCACAAGTTCGCCGAGGGGCACCTCCCGTGGGAGGCGTACATCAGCCCGGACCCGGCATACCGGGACAAGAACCTGAAGATCCTCGACGAGGTCGGGCACCGTCTCGGCGCCTGGCAGCGCCCGCAGGCATCCGCAGCGCCGCAGGTCGCTGTCACGGCCGCGGGGCCGTCGCTGTCGACCGGCGACTTCAACCTCTACAACACGGGCATGTCCCGGTCGGAGGTGAAGGAGCTGGTGCGCGACGAGTTCGACCGGAAGTTCGCGCGAGGGGGCCTGTGATGGAAGTCGACGCGCCATTCGAAGCCGCCCTGCAGGGCATCCGCTTGCAGGGCGGTTTCGGGCCCGAACCGGGCTACTACCTCTCCGAGGTGGACGGGTTGCTCTCCGGTGGCGAGGTCGTCGCCGAGAACGCTCCACGCGGGTTCGGGCCTGGTGCGCACGACACCGACAATCGCCGCGAGGACCCCCGCATCATCACGTTCCGCGGACTCATCGTCGCCGCGAGCATGTGGCAGCTCGGGAACATGATCGACGAGCTCGCCGCGGTCCTCTCCGAGGAGACAGACCGGGCACCGCTCGTGTGGACCGAGTTTGGCCGCTGGCGCACGACGACAGTCCGACGCGGTGCAGGGTGGTCCATCACCCCAATCCGCGCCACCGGCACCGCTGCGTTCACGATTCGCCTCCGGGCACCGGACCAGCGGATCTACGCCGCGGAGACGCAGATGACCGCGTGGGGCGTCGAGGTGCCGGTTCTCAACCGAGGCGGCTACCCGGCACCCGTCATCGCCGAGGTGCGCGGCAATAGCGCCGGCGGCTACGTCCTCTACGGCCCACGCGAGTCCGCGGTGGTCGTCACTCGCCCCATCACCACGGGCACTGTCCACCGCTACTACGGCGACACCGGTCTGCTCGAGGTCGGCGGGGCGCCGCAGACGACGGGCGTGACCCGATCCGACCGCATCGACATCCCCCGCGGGGCTTTCACGTTCGTCGTCACGAACGGGTGCGAGGTGCGTATCTCCTGGGCTGATACCTGGGTTCCCTAGGAGGCGCCGGTGCGGATCACGTACAAGCTGTTCGACGGCTTCGACGGCAGCCCTTTAAGCGTCCCGGTGCACGCGCCTGGGCGGTGGGACCTGCAGCTCTCGCAGCGGGGGAGTGGGAAGCACGACCTCGTGATCCCGTTCGGGACGGCGTTCACGCAGCAGCGGTGGGAGGACTCGACGATCCCGTGGCGGCACGTGCTGTGCGAGCTGTGGGACGGGGAGCCGAAGTACGCCGGATTCATCTACGACAAGCACTGGTCGCCCCGCCGGCAGGTGCTGACGCTGGACACGTGGACGCCGGAGACGCTGCTGCAGGACCGGTACCCGTTTGGGGTGGGGTCGTACTTCTCCACGACGTTCGCAGTCGCCGGGCGCAGCCTGCGCGGCGCGATCAGCGACGTCGTGCAGAGGGTCACGAGCGACCCGTTCCCTCAGCCGGGGCAGTCGTGGCTGCTCCCCGTCGACCTGCCCTACCTCGGTGAGGCGGCCGGGTACTCGCGACCGTTCCCGAACGAGGACTGGCGCACCGCGCAGCAGATCATCGACTTCTTCCAGAAGCTCGAAGGTGGCCCAGACTTCGCGTTCATCCCGAAGCTGGACGCACGCGGCTGGCTCCGATGGGACGTCGTCGTCGGCGAACCTCTCCTGCCCGGTCCGACGATCGACCTGCCGCTGTCGGTGCGCACCTCTCCCGCCTCCGACGTGGTGATGCACGAGTACGGACGGGACATGCGCACGGGCCAATTCGTGAAGGGCGAGGGGTACGACACCCGTCGCCCGTTCGGTGAGGCCGGCGCTGAGCCGGGTCCCGCTGTCGCCGTCCGCGACGTCGCACAGAACGAGGTCGGCGAGGACGTCGACCTCGACAGCATCGCCCGCGCACGACTGCGACGGAACCGCGCCCCCATCCTGCAGAACAAGATCGGCGCGCTCCGAGTCGGCGACGGGCCGGGTGCGATCCCACCGAGCGCGATCCGCCTCGGCGCGCGGCTGAACAGCCGGTACTCCGGCGACGGGTACATGCGCCCGTTCACGCAGTCGCTGTACCTGACGTCGTTCTCGTTCGACTCGGCCTCACGGCCCGACTTCGTCACCCCGGAAGTGCAGGTCATCTGATGGCAACCGACGACCCGAACTACTCCTACCTGCTGCGCCGCATCGAGGAGCTCGAGCAGCTGCTCCGCGCCAACCCGCTGCGGTCGGCGTCGGTGTCCCGCGGCACCACCGAGTTCCGAGAGAACTCGACGCTGCTGATCACCGACTCCAACATGCGCGTCGTCGGCGTGGCCTACGTCTCCGGGCGCCTCGAAGGTGAGGGAACCTTCTCCTGGTCCGGGCCGACGCTGCTGGACGGACCGGTCGAGGTCACGAACACGCTCGATGTGCTCGCGGCGACGCGACTGCGCGGCGAGACGACGATCGAAGGGCTCACGCGCCTCCTGGCCGAGCTCATCGTCGAGGGCAAGATCACCGTCGGGAACGTCATCCTCGAGGACGGCAAGATCAAGGCCGGCGGGATGACCATCAACCCGGACGTGAACGGCGGGCAGATCGACTTCGGTGGCGGCCGGTCCGTCAACGCGGGGAGCGGGTTCCTCGGCCTCTACGACGGTGATCGGTTCGTCGTGTTCAACGGCTCCGGGGTCACGATGGTCGCCGGTGGCCGCTCCCTGTCCGTGGGTCCGTCTGGCATCCGCGCGAGCGGGATGAGCACGATCGCTCAGGCGGACGTCCCCGACAGCTTCCCTGGCGCCGTCGTCATCGACGCGGGGGGAGTGCTCCGCCAGGTAGTGACCTAGTCGCAGAGCGAAGCACGCGCAGCTCCGACGATCACCCCACTGTCGGTGAAGTACCCCAGGCCGTTCGGCTGCTCGCCTTCGATGACGCTGATCGTGTTGGTGTTCTCCGTCGACGCGATCTTGTCGCACGCGGCCTCGCCAGCTGCGAGCAACTGCTCGTCAGTGGCGTTCGGGATGACGTTTTCGGGGCGGAGCTTCGCGCGCACGGTCTCGAGGAACACCGTCTCGTCGTCGGACGTCGCTGGCGTCTCGGCGGTGAGCGGATGAACCTCGACGGTGGTGTCTCCATCGCTGTAGGTGCCTGACGCTCCGGGCGTGACCGTGATCGTCTCCGACGTCACCGTGCTCGTGCATCCGGTGAGCAGCAGCAGGGCGACGGCGCCGGCGGCGACGAGTCCACGTTTCATGCCGCTCACCCTACTCATCTCCGCGCCCGCGGCCCATGCCCGGGAATGACGAAAGGACGTTCCACGCATGCCCCGATACGAGAACGGTCGCGCCCCGCTGAGCGACCTCGTCAAGCTCGCCGATCAGCACTACCTCCCCGTCGGCACATGCGCGCGGTGGCGCGAGCTGCAGCGCCTCGCGTGGGAGAAGTACGGCGTCTGGCTCGTCATCACCCCCGGGTGGAACGGATATCGCCCGCTCGACGTGCAGATCCAGTACCGCAAGGAGCTCGGCATCTGGGCCGCGGTGCCCGGCTACTCCTCCCACGGGCTCACCTACCAGGGTCGAGACTGCGCCGCGATCGACGTCAACAACTGGGGCGCGCTCGCGCCCGGCAATGAGGCGCTCGCGTGGGCGCGCTTCGTCGCCCTCTGCCGCATCGTCGGCCTCACCGTCGACTTCGTCTCGCCGCGCGAACCGTGGCACATCGGCGACTTCGACCCGTTCACGGTCCCCGCGTTCGCGTCGATCGTCATCAACCCCGACACCACCAACCGCCCCACCCTGTCCGAGGAGGACGACATGCTCGCACTCAACATCGACGCCGGCCCCAACGGACTCGTGAAGGCCACCCTGGGCCCCGGCATCTTCCGCCACCTCATCCAGGACGACGACCCCGAGTGGGTCAAGAACGTCATCCGCACCGACGACGAGTGGACCCACATCCCGCTCAGCCGCCTCCCGATCATCCTGCGCACCTACGGCTGCGACCTGAACATCTGGGCGTTCGTCGACGGCAAGTTCTCCGTCCTCAACCCCGACGACGGGAGCGTCCGCCCCGGGAACATGTGGCACCGCTGATGACCGTCATCCCGACGGCGTGGCGCTACAAGCTCGCGGACATCTACCTGGCCGAGGTCATCACCGTGATCCTCGGCCTGTTGGGTGCCGTGTTCGGAGCGTCCATCGTGGCCGTCCCGAAGGACTACGCGCGCATCCCGTCGTTCGCGCAGGCGTTCGCCATCGTCGCGCCCGCGTGGTGGGGACTGTCAATGTTCGCGCTCGGGGTGCTCATGGTCGCGCTGCTCGTGCACTCTCGCGCGGCGGCCGCGGTGCCCGCGTTCCTGCTCGGCATGGTGTGGGTCGCGTGGGTGCTGCCGATCGCGTTCTCGCCCAACTTCGCCCCGTCCGCACCGATCGTTTACACCGCGCTCGCGTTGCTGACGCTCGTCGCCGGGATGTCATGCCTGGTCGGACGGGGGGAAGTCGATGGACGAACCTAAGGCCGTCCGCCTCACCTCACCCGACAACGCCTGGGCGGCCGGCGCAATGGTCATCTCCCTCGGCATCCCCGTCCTGTCCGTCGCCGAGATCTACCAGCCGCTCGCGCTCGAGGCGTGGAGCACTCTCCTCGCCGACGTGTGGCAGTGGGTCCTGCTCTTCGCCGCGGGCATCGCACTCAGCACGCTCCCTCTGATGAAGCGCGCCGAGGGCCACGGCACCCGCATGCGCGCCGTGCAGCGCGTCGAAGCGATCGCCACCGGCGTCGTCTCGCTCTGCTACCTGCTGCTGTGGTTCGCGCTCGTGCACGAGTACGGCTTCGGCGCCAACCCCCTCACGCAGCTCATGGTTGCGGGCCTCGGTTGCACGGCCGCCGTCCGTGTCGCGCAGATCGTGTGGGGCCTCGCGAGATACCGGCGCGCACTCCGGTCTGGACGCACCACCCATGTGGAGGCGATCGCCCAGTCGAAGGAGACCTGATGACGGTGGACGCGTGGGTGGCGGTCGCAGGAGTGGCAGCCGTCGTCCTCACCGCCGTCGCAGGACTCACCAAGGCCATCGCCGACCTCATCGGCGCGTGGCGCCGCCCTGACAAGGCCCCGGCCCCCGAGGTCGGCATCCCCGCCGTCGCCGAGCGCGAGGACGACGAGATCGACTTCCGCGCCTACGCCGACGCCGTCCAGCGCGCCGAGAAGGCCGAGGCGTGGTCCCGGTACTGGATGCAGCGCGCAATGGGGGAAACCCCCACCCCACCCACCGACCCCGGATCCCCCGGGGCACCGTCCCGGAAGGACACCTCATGAAGCTCTCCAACCTGTCCAGCGCCGCGTGGTGGACGGACGCGGGCAAGCGCGCCGCGTACACCGCTCTCGCCGTCGCAGTGCCCTACCTCGGCGCCTCGCTGCTGGCCGACGTGCCGTGGATCACGGTGCTGCTCACCGCGGCGCTCGCGTTCCTCGCGTCGATCGTCACCAGCCTCGCCGGGCTCCCCGAGGTCGAGGGCGTGAACCTGCCCTGGTGGCTGGCCGCCGTCGAGCGCGTTGTGAAGACGTTCGCGCAGTCCCTCGCCGCTGGGTTCGTCGGCGCGACGCTGATCACCGACGTCGATTGGGCGTTCGTCCTGCAGGCCGCGGCCCTCGCTGCGCTCACCTCGCTCGTGCGCCTCATCCTCGCCACGCTTCCCGCGGACCCCACCCGCGGCGGGACGACCGTGCTCGACGGCACGATGCGCGTGCAGGGCGGCACCCTGACGGTCGAAGGGCCGGTGACGGTCATCGACCCGCACCAGCCCAACAACTTCCGCGACCCCGGCGCCCACAACCAGCCGTGACCCGACTCCTGGCGGCGGTCGGCCTCGCGCTGGCCGCCGCCTACGTCATCCTCACCATCCCCTTCTCACCCTCCCGTCGTCACCCCGCCCGCTGAGGGCTGAGAGGAGCCCGTCATGCCTGCTGTGTCAGGGAACGTCCGCACCTGGGGGTTCACCCCGTTCCCGACCGCTGAGCGGCTGCTGCTGCGGTTCGTTCCGTCGTCGGCGGGCGTGAGTTCCTCCGCGGTTCTGCCGCTGCGAGAGGAGCGCGTGGAGCCGTCCGCGGATGGTTCGTTCAGCGTCAACCTCGCCGCGACGACCGCGATCACCCCGGACGTGTGGTTCACCGTCCGGTTTGAGTGGTTCTCCGTGCACCCGGTGACGGGGGAGCGGGAACTGACCGGATGGTCGGAGCTGCCGCAGGAGCTGCGGGTGCCCTCCGCCGGTGGGAACATCACCGACCTGCTCGAGCTGGCCCCGCGGCCCGGGGCGATCCTCTACGGGTACGGGCCGCCTCCGTCGTCGCTGGACGGCGTGATCTACATCGACGTCTCCGGCGACAAGCCGGTGCTGCACGCCCCGAAGGGAGCCCTGATCTGATGGCGCTTGAGAATCTGGGGGAGTTCGCTGCTGCGGGCGATGGGACGACGGCGCTGGTCATCAAGACGCCGGGGTCGAAGTCGCGTGCTGCGGTGGAGGAGCTGCTCGCCGTGGTCGCTGAGGCGATCCTGACTGGTGACCCGTTCATCCGGGATGCGGCTGCCGCGGCGTTGACGGATGCCGCGTCGTCGGGGCGCTTCGTGAAGGCGTTGGACGCGCCGATCGTCGGTGACGACGGGTCCACCTATATCGGCTCGCAGTCGGGTTACGCGCTCCTCGGGTGGAAGTCGAACGGTGACCTGTCGACGTGGACCCGCGGGTTCCTCAAGCAGCAGGTCGCGGACACCGTCGAGGCTCCGAAGATCCCCGGCGTGTTCAAGGTGGAGTTGACCCCGTCGGGGTATCCGCTGCGGATCGTCTACGACGACGGGCGGCAGGAGTTCCCCGGGCTGGTCGTCTCCGGCGCCACCGGTGGGGGCGTGGTCGTCCCGGACACCGTCGGCGGCGTGACGTACCTCACGGACGTCACCACCGGCATCCGGTCGCGGGTGGTGCCGACGGATCGCACGCGCCTGGTGATCAACGGGACGTCGACGTTCGCGGGGATGACGGCGCAGTTCGGTACGTTCGCGGGCGCGCATGGCGCGTCTGTGGTGAACACGGCGACCGCGGGTGTCGGGGCGGAGCACACGCTCGCGAAGCTCGGTTCCCGTCCGTTCCTGACGTCCGGTTCGACGACGATCGCCGGGTCGGGGACGTCGTCGGTGTCGTCGTCGAATGTGCCGTCGAGCATCTTCAACGCGTGGTCGGTGGCGGGGTACTTTGAGGGTTTCTCGGGTGTGCACGGCACGATCAGCAAGCCCGGTGGTGGTGGGGCGGCGTCGTGGACGTTCACCCGTGACGCTGACGGTGCCGGGTTCACGGTCCCGGCGGGGACGAAGTTCATCCCGGATGCGGCGGCGTTCCGTGACGCGATCCTCGTGCTCAACGTGGGGAAGAACAACCTCTCCGGTGGTGTCGACGGTGTGACCACGGATGTGGCGCAGGTCATCCAGTGGACGAAGGACGCGTATGCGTGGGCCACGTCCACCGGGAAGAGTGTCCTCGTCGTGGGGCATTACCAGGACACGGGCACCGTGGCGGACTCGTCGGCGCGGGCGCGGATCAACGCGTACAACGACGCGATGCGCTCCTACTTCGGTGCGCGGTTCGTCGACATGGGCGCGTATGTCGGGTCGACGCAGATCTTCACCGACCTCGGTCTCACCCCGGACTCCGCTGACCTGGCGGAGATCGCGCTCGGCAACAAGGCGCCGCAGATCTCGGCGTACTCGTCGGGGTCGTGGCCGTCGGGGACGGTCGACCCGCTGCACCTCTCCACCGCTGCGAAGAACGCGGTGATGGACAACCGAATCGGACGGGCGTTGGCCGTCACCCTCAACTGGATGCAGGAGTAACCATGACCACCACCGTTCAGCGTCTCTACGGCGACGACTCCGGGTTCCCCTCGAGCCGGCCGATCATCTCCGTCCCGGACATCACGACCGGGCTGCTGCTGCATTACTCCGCCGATTCGCTCGGGGCGGTCGGGTCGTCCGTGTCGGCCTGGGCGTCGACGGAGGGGTCGTTGGGGGCCGCGGCGGATCTCACCGGCGGGTCGTCGTCGAAGCCGGTCGTCGTGGCGGGCCCGAACGGGCACAAGGCGGTGCGGTTCGATGCTGCGTCGTCGCAGTACCTTCGCTCCGCGCTGTTCGGGACGCCTCTCGGGCTGCCGCTCACGCAGGTGGTCGTCATGCGGCCGACGGCGACGAGCACGGCAGCGGTGATCAGCGGTCACTTCTCGTCGTCGTCGTCGTTCATCGGGATCCGGCGGATCAGCTCCGGGTACGACGCGGGCGCCGGCGCGACGGGGGAGCTCGTCAACGGGTCCTCGTCGGACACGTCGAGCTTCCATGTCGTCACCGCCCGTCACGGGTCGAACGCGCTGCTGCGCGTGGACACGGTCGAGTCGGCGGGTGCGACCGGTCAGGCGTCGCCGACGCTCGCCACGCTGCCGCGGGTGACGATCGGGGCGAACAGCGCCGCGAACGGGCAGTTCCTGAGCGGCGACATCGTCGATGTGCGGATGTACGCGCGGGCGTTGACGAACGCGGACATCGCGTCGCTGCACGCGACGTTGGGTGCCGTGTACGGTCTCGCGGCCTGAGGAGGGGGTTCCTGGTGACTCGGGTTCGGGTGGAGTCGTTGATGCGGTCGCTGGGGGAGTCCCTGGTGGTGGCGTCGGCGACGGTGACGGTGCAGGCGTTCGACGCGTCGGGGCCTCGTGTAGAGGTCGATGGGGCGCGGGTCGTGTCGGCGGACCTGGTCGTGCTGAAGGTGCGTGGCGGCGGGGTGTTCGAGGCGGACTTTTCGACGCCGGTGCCGGTGGTCGCGTTCGTTCCGACGGATGGGTCGTTCGCGTACCGGTGGGAGGTCTCTGTCCGGGGGCAGAAGCTGGTGCGGTTCACGGATATGCCGGACGTGGAGGAGGTCGACTTCGGTGACCTGACCCTGCTGGATCCGGCGACGTTGCAGCCGATGGAAGACGTCATCGCTGCGTGGGTCGCGGTCGCCCGTGAGGCGTCCGCCTCGGCGACGGCGGCCGCGGACTCGGCGGGCGCGGCTTCGGCCTCCGCGGCAGCAGCGGGGG